TAGGCTTGCACGAAATCCACCATGAAGGAATTTACATTAGAGGTTGTGGAATGTCGATCTAATATCCAAAGAGGAAATAAATGTTTAACATCAACCACGGAGGGTTCGCTATTCAACTTTGGTAAAGAGTTGAGTGACTCCTCAAAGTTAAGCATCCTGTATGCTATATTTTTAGTGGATTTATTTAGGAAAGATGTTAAAGACATTTTTTACCTCGACTATAGAGCATATACTGATATATTGCTTACGTTAACACCCAACCTAATATCTTGTAATCCTGAAACGAAAGAGTTTGCGGGGTTGACAGAAAATCTCACAGGAGAAGTAATAGCATCTTCATCCATGATAATATGTCCAGACTCTAGATTTATTTTTCCCGCTTCTTCTCGTATGACTGTTATAAATGTTCCATCTTCAACATACGCTCTTATTTTTTGATCCCCTCTTTTGTCTACACCACCATAAGACTCAAAATTTACAATTGGATAATCTGGATCAATTGAAGATTCTGCGTCTACTATAGAAAATGATTCTGAGGAAACTGGTTGTCTAAGATGGTACTTTTGTTTTCCGGGAGTGATAAAACCCTCCAAGGAAACTTCAACATCAGACGAATCAATTTTGAATGACGAATCTGCATTTGTAGCAATATTCAAAATATCGTTAACAGCAATTGTTGTGTTGAAAGATGTATTTGGATATCTTTCATAAACTGCACTTAAGAAAGAGGAAGTGATCTGATTGACATTTTTTCTTGTGGCAGAGGACTTGAATCCCAAGTCTCCATAAAAATTAGCAACGAGATCCGTAGGTACAATGTATTCAGGTAAAATACTAACCACGCATTTTTCTTTTAACTTTGCAACCGCCTCAGTTGCAGCCGCAGCATCACTTTGATTTTCATTACCTCTAAGAGATACAAATACTCTTCCATAAATTGGAGGATCTAATTCCTCTCCACCAAAAACATTGAAACTGTCTTGTGATAGTCCGAGTTCTTTTGCTAAAATTGCTTTACAGTCATTTACTGTAACTGCTCTATCTTGTGAAGCAAACCATTTGGGAGCAAAGAATTTAATTTCTTCTAAGTCGGGTTCATTCATTCCACCAGATGAAATGTAAATGGTTTCAACTGTGAATCCATTTGTACTAGAGAAATTACCACAACCGTTTCCATTAGAACCACTACTGACAATATAAGAAACTCTTACTAAGTCATCTTCTTCGATTCTTTCCCCCACTTGTTCTTCCGAACCAGTTGGAGATCTACCAGCAAAAACTAAAAAGTAACCTAGTTCAGATCTTTCTAGGAAAAATACTTTACTTTCGTTTGTTATATTTGTATTGATATTTGAAGAAAATGCCCATTCACTGTAGTCTTCGTCTTCTTTCTTTTTTACCTCTACTTTAAGAGTTCTTAGATCTATATCGATTCCAGATAAGAACGCCTTTTGAGTTCCCGGATCAACAGAAACAGGATTTTGTGCTACAAGTTGCTTACCTTCATATACAACAATATCTGCTTCACCATCAGTATCAAGAACATGTTCGGTGTTTGAATAAAAGTTGTAAACAATTCCATCTTGGGTTCTTCCCGTAAATCTAGAATATCTTGGAATAACAGTATCCAAACCACCCTGTCGAATCTTAAGAGTTCCAGTAGCAGATGTTTTGCCTGGGATAACATATCCCAATGGTTTCACTAAAGATATTACTGACTGTAATCTTTGGGCCGTGTCTAAAAATGATTCGTTTGCAACCATGTTCATATAAAATGCTTGATACATTGTGTTGTATGCCAATATATCAAGAAGAACTTGTGTTGCTGAACCCTCGAATGAGTAGTCTTTTATGATCTCTTGTTTCTTGAGATAATCTATCAGAGATGATTTTATCTCCTCGAATTCTAGATTTCCTATTTGTATAAAATTATCTGACATATTATCTTACCTTTTTTACTGATATGGTTATTCTGTCTACGGGTGAGGATGCTATATCCGATTCTTTTAATATCTTATAGACTATTTCTATACCAAGTTCATTGGAATCAATTAAGGAGTCATCGACAAGAACTTCACTTAAAACAACTCTTGGTTCGTATGAAATAATTTGATTCATTATCTTACTCTTCAATGACAGAAGATCCCATGATCCCCCGGATAAATCTGGTGACAAATTTTCAAAAAGATAATCATGCAATCCAACACCAAATCCTCGATTGAAAGGTTTTTCCCCTCTTCTTGTCATTACAATATTTCTTACAGATTGTCGTATGGAATTGGATTCTGTTTTCATAGAGATATCCCCAGTAAACTCGTTTCTGGAAAAGTCTATATCAAAATCAGAATATTTGTATGACATGTGGTTATATCTCCTCGTAGTATTTATACTAAAAGCCTTACAAACCTAAGATGTTCTTGAACCATTCTACCCACGAAGATTCTTGTGTTTCTACACTAGCAGTGTCTCGAACCAAAGAGACTGTCATTCTAT